CAATTTGCTGCCAAGTGAGTTTGCGACATTGGCATTTGTACTGGCGAACTGGTTTAGGGCGAAAGACGGGGAGTCCGCGTTTCTTATATGGGAGGCAAACGGGCCGGGGAGAGAATTCGGCAGGCGTATAACAGACTTGGGCTACAGAAAAGTTTATTTCCGGAAGAAGGAGGATGAAATAGGAACTTCCCGAAGTTCGTTTCCCGGCTGGTGGTCTAACGGCAATACAAAGGCTGCGTTGCTGGGGGAATATCGACGTGCGCTGAAATGTGGTATGTTCATAAACCGGAGCAAGGAAGCGCTTACAGAATGTTTGTACTATATACAGGGGACTGCGGATATTTATCATTCCGCTTCCCGTAACGATATTGACCCGACAGGGGCGCGGGATAATCACGGAGACAGAGTGATAGCCGACGCGGTAGCCTGTTGGCAGATAAGCAGGACAATAGGGCTGGAGGCCCTGCCGGAACCGGGCAAAGAGAGAGAAATTCCCTATGGAAGTTACGCGTGGAGAAGGGAACGGGCCGAAAAAGCTAAGAGAGAAAAAGAATATTATCTTTGACAATGAGCCGGATGTGTGCTATATTTGGAAAAAAGGAAGATAGATGGCCCTATCCGAAAAAGAAATAAAGAACCTTAAAAGGGCAATGGCCCAAAGCGATACAGGACTAAAAGTCTTTCGGGAAAAGCGCACTGAAGCGTTAAAGCAATTTGTCGGAAAGCGGTATTCAGACTCCGGCTCTTCTACTGAAGTTCCTCTTAATATGATAGAACAGGCTGTAGGGATATACACAAAGAATCTCATACCGAACACTCCGAGAGTTATGGTGTCCACGGTACACAATTCCCTCAAAGCCCCCGCCGTTACGCTCGAATTGGCGATTAATCATTTAGTTAAAGAAATACGTCTGACAGAAACACTGGAGCGTTTGGTAACAGATGCTATGTTTTCTATGGGCGTGGCGAAGATAGGTATAAATTACTGCTCCTACGAGAGTGAGAGTATACATTTTAACCCGGGCCAGCCGTTTGTATCGTATGTAAGTCTGGATGATTTTATAATGGACTTGAGCGTTGACCGCTCCGATATGGTATCGTTCATAGGCAACCGATACAAAGTTCCGCTGGACTATGCAAAGTCCTGTGACATATTTGATGAAGAAGCCAGAAAAGAGCTTAAAGCAGATAAATCCGCTAGAGAACAATCCGAGTACTTCAAATCAGATACGGAGTCCGCTTCCAGCATTCAGCGGTCGGACAATCCTATCGAAAATGATTTTCAGGAAATGGTCTCCCTGGTGGATATGTACCTCCCATTTAAGAAGCGGTATGTGACTTTTGCCGAGTATGGGGAGGATACATCAGTACTATTGGACAGAGAATGGGGCGGTCCCGAGAACGGTCCTTACAGACTTTTAATGTTCCAGACTGTCCCCTCCAATATAATGCCTCTGCCTCCGGTAGCTAACTGGTTCAGACTCCATGAGATATCTAATTTTTTATTCAATAAACTTGGACGTCAGGCGGAAAGACAAAAAACCTTTACGGCGGTATCCTCAAGTGCGGGGAATGATGGTGATAAAATTAGGGAGGTTAAGGACGGAGGGATTATAAAGGTCGATGACCCAAAAAGTATAAATGAAATTCGCCAGGGGGGTGTAGATGCCAACAATAATACATTTACTCAGCAATGCAGGGAGTATTTTAATCATTTCGCGGGCAATTTAGACTCCCTCGGTGGACTATCTGCTATGTCTGACACGTTCAAACAGGACGATCTTATTCATAAATCCGCCAGTACACGTATGCTTAATATGCAGGATAAGACGATAAGTTTTATCAAAGATGTGTGCGAAGATATTGGATGGTACTTATGGTACGATCCGGTTATAGACCTGCCTTTGGTTAAGCGCACCTCTACCGGGCGCGAGATAATAACACATTTTACCCCCGAGGATAGAGAAGGGGATTATCTGGATTACAATTTATCCATAGACCCGTATTCCCTACAGCCACAAACTCCTTCCTCAAAACTTACAGCGATATATACTACTCTTGAAAGAGCGGTATATCCCTATATGCAGCTTTATGCTCAGCAGGGAATAAGCCTCGACATGGCGGCGTTGCTGAGAGCTATTATTAAATTTGCGGACATACCCGAACTTAATGACATAATTGTATATTCAGACCCGGGACAGTCCGACATTTCGTCTGACCCTGTGGGGACACCGCCTAGCAAAGCATCCGTTCTCCCTACTTCCGGTACGCGGAACAACGCACAGGGTCCGACGTCTTTGAGGGGTAGCGAAGCCACGATGCAGAGCCCCGAGGTCATGCAACAGAATCAAATGGGGGTCGCATAATGTATAAGCTAAATGGAAAATTGGTTAGCAGGAAAGAATTTCTCTCAGGTAAAAAAGGCATAGATTTTGAGGGCTATGGGGCTATGACTCAAGCTTCCGGCGCATGGCCGCAGTATTCTGATGCGGTAGGTGTTCATTCCTGTCAGAGAAAAGAAGCGTACGAACAGTCTGTCGCTTTGGGAGTTCCTACACAATTTGATGTGCAGGGAAGAGCGGTATTTGAAAGCCGGGGGCATAGAAAAAATTATTTACGTAAAGCGGGATTTTACGACAGGGACGCCGGATATGGTGATCCGGGGCCCACACACTAAAATAAAAGGAGTAACGGATGAGCAAAGAAAACGAAAACCAAGAGCCGACAAATGAGAGTCAGGAACCCACAAACGAGAGCCAGGAGCCGGTGGGTGAAAACAAAGAGACGACTAATCCTTCTGATTTACCGGAGGATTTGCAGAATGCGGTGGACGCATATAATAAAGAAAATAACGCGGAGGAAAAACCCCCGGTCGACGCTACTTCCGACCAGAAAAAGGTTGAACCTCCGGATGATAATAATCAAGAAGAAGATAATTCCGAACAGCCCACAGAGACTTCGGGACCGGCATTCGATGAAGTCCTTCTTGATAGAGCGAAAGTAAATGGCATAACCGAAGAGGAAGCCAAAACATTCGCTACGCCCGAAGCGCTAACGCAGGCGCTAAACCTGTATGAGAAAAAACGTGTTTCCGTTCCGGAGAAGAAAGACGAGGTTAAATCTCAGGAAGAAATTCTTGCAGGTTTAAATTTGGAACTCGACCCGGAACACATGGACGAGGAAACAATCGTTAAGACGTTCAAAGCGATGAATGAGCATTACGGTAAACAGGTTACAGACCTGAATACGGTAGTAGCTCAGTTCAGAGAACGTGAAGTCCAAACGAGACACGAAGCGATAGTAGGTAACTTCGAGACCATGGTGAATGGTTTGGGGAAAGAGTACGAACCTTATCTTGGAAAAGGGGGTTTGAAGGAAGTAAATAACCTTCAAGTAGATACTCGTTCACGAATATTTGATACTATGGGAACTCTTGAGAATTCGTTTACTACTCAGGGGCGGCAAGTTACAGACAAGGAGCTTTTCGATATGGCGTGTAGAGTGGAACTTGGCGACAAGGTAGAAGCTTTCGCACGACAGAAGGTTACAAACGAAGTTTTGAAGCGTAGAAATTCTGCGATTCTTCCTCCGTCTGCTAAAGGCTCAGGAGGGAAAGCGGCTAATTCAGAACTTGATAATGTTAAAAATATTTTACAAGACCCCAATTACGAGTACAAGGGGTCATAATGAAAGGATAGACCTATGGGTTACACTGTAAGTCAAATACAGGGAGTTATAGCTTCTACGAGAGAAACTAATCCCGAAAAAAAATGGACAGACCTCGCGTCTGAATACCAGGAATATCCGGGGTTCAATCACCTCATGAACAGGTCCAATATGAAATATGGTTCTGGGACTGAGATTCAATTCAATATTGTGTATGACCGCAATAAAACCGCGAAGCATACCGCATTGTATGAAGTCGACTCCCCGAGTCAGGGTGATTATATCAAACAGGGTACAGTGCCGTGGATATTTTCTCAGGCGGATTACTCTTTCGATATAAGAGAGCCGAAGATAAACAGCGGGACAGCCGAACAGCTTATCGACCTCGTTAAAGAGCGTAAAGAAACCTGTAGGCTTGATCTTGCCACATTGGTGGAAAATGCGTTTTGGAGTAAACCTGCCAATTCATCTGATGCCAGGACCCCGTTTGGTATTTTTTATTGGATTGTAAAAGCATCCGGTAAGACGGCCCTCGCGGACACAGGATTCAATGGCGGAAATCCCACTGGATTTTCTGACGGAGCGGCGGGAATTAATTCCGATATATACACGCGTTGGAAAAATTGGGCGGGAAACTATGTGACTGTTTCTAAGGCGGACCTCATTAAAAAGATGAGAAAAGCTGCGGAAGAAACTTTTTTCGTATCACCAATGAGCGTTCCTTCGTACGAGCCTAAGTCTGTCGAAAATAGATTTCAGGTTTATACCAACCTTTCAGTCAAGCAGGATATGGAAGATGTCGGCGAAGCGCAGAACGAAAATCTCGGAAGAGATATTGCGTCTATGGACGGGGTTATGATGTTCCGTAGAAATCCGATTAAATGGGTTCCGCTTCTTGATTCAGATACATCTAACCCTGTTATGTTTCTTAATTGGGATGTATTAACGGCCAGATGTCTCAAGGGCGAGTTTATGCGTGAGTCGACTCAGACTTCCGCTACTCAGCACAATGTAATAAATGCGTTTACAGACCTTTCGTGGAATATCGTTTGCACGAACCGTCGTAGACTCTCTATTCTGTCAATATAAGGAGATAGGAATATGGATAACAAAACTATGTATGGCGCTACCGGACTGGAAGGCCTGAGTCCGGCGATATGGGGCGGATGCCCAATGAGCGATATTCGCAACGATAACAGTGAAGGGATTTTGTGTGAAGATGAATTCATGCGCGCCCTTACTTTTACGAGTGCGACAGGTCAGGATGGGTATCTCACTTACCAGGACACTGGAGTGACGATCAAAGGTCTCACGACTTCTATAGTAGGAGAGCTTGAGATAGCCGGAAACGATGCCGATAATGATGAAGGTTCTATAACCGGTCTCGGTAACGGCGTGTGTCCGGTGGCTAAAATATCCACTACAGCCGGATCGAAGTTTGAACTTTGGTTTGAAGGAAAAATCAAAAAAGCGTCCATAGCTAATAATGGCTTGGCATTCTTTTTTGGCCTTGCCACAACTGGCGGTGCGGTAGCGGACATTCTGGCGGATGATACCGGGATACTGAAAGCGGCGCACGGCTTTGTGGGCTTCCAGTGCTTACAGGCCGATGGCGACGCGCTGTTGGCGATATATCAGAAAACAAGTGAGACTAAAGTGGTTGTTGATTCTACTGCGGCAGTACTTGTTGCCGATACGTATGTTAAGCTCGGACTCCATTATGATGGCGACGACACTGTGACATACTTCGTAGATGGCGCTTCAGTAGGAACAGTATCTCTTGAGGATGCTACTGTGTTTCCTGATGGAACCGCAATGGCTATGCTGTTTGCTACTAAAGTCGGTACAAATTCCGCCGAAGTTAAATCATATCTGGACTGGTGGAAACTGGTACAGAGAAAAGTTGAAACAGGCTCAAGGTAGTACCTAATTCGGGGGCTTCGGCCCCCTTTAACTTAAACCGGAGATATGTATGAACGAGAATGTTAAAAGCACATTCGAGCACATGCTTGGAGGACGGAGCGTTTCGGAGAAGTTGGAAAAGATGTACGATGAGGTAAAACTTATGAATGACCGCGTAAGCGGGGGCATCTTGTCTGAGGGTATTTTAGCGGTAATGGCGCATCTTTGCGATGAACCATCTTGCGAAAATAAACCCGGCGCGGATTGGGCTTCAGTTTCGGAAGGAACTAAAGTCCGGTGCATGGTTAAAGACGAGATAAAAGACGCTACATTCGTAAAAGCGTATGATAGCGTGGCGCATAAGAATAGACTTCTCGTACATCTTGGTACAGATAGTTCAAATAAAAACACAATGGTGGATAAGGCTACGGTGAAATTAGTATGAGTGAATCGACTCTTTCATTGACGTATAATACCCTTAGAAACGCGATAGGAGACTATCTTGGCGTTAAGAGGGATTATTCCGTATGGGATGCCACTACGGCAGCTCGCGTGGAGGAAATTATATCGTCAGGATTGAGGCAGTTTTACTTCCCTTCCGCGGGAGCGGGAGTTTCCCATGAATGGTTCTTTCTAAGTCCTATAGGTAACATATCTACGGGTACTACGAGTGGAACCGTATCGGGAGTTCCGGTTTACGGAGGGGTATATTCCACCATAACGGCCACGGGTTCTGTGTTTGAGAGCCGCATGGCGTCTTTCGCTACTACTATAACTTTTGATACCTCTGAGACCGCGTACACAGTGTACGCGTACACGAGTGCTACAGAGATTATAGTGACGGGGGATGCAAGCGGGGAAGCAAGCGGAGACACCGTAACCATAGGTGCTCAACGTGATTTTGATTTGCCGGATGATTTTGGCAGTATCAGAGGCAGTATAACCTTTGGTTCGGAAAGTTTCGAGCACAGGAGTGTTCGGATAATCAGTGAGTATCAGATACGTAATCTGAGGCAGACTGGTTCGATAGAAACAGATGAGCCGATATACGCCGCGGTACGGCCTTTAGCCTTCACTGGCGTGTCGGGATTGCGATATGAGCTTTTAGTGTATCCAACTCCATCGAGTTCCTACACGCTTTCGTATAAGTATAATGCTTTGCCGAATGCGTTAAGTACTGCGAATCCATACCCCTATGGGGGCGCGATACATGCGGAAACTATACTCGCAAGTTGCCTGGCAATAGCGGAGAACAGGTCTAACGACGAAAGCGGAGTTAAAGCTCAGGCTTTCCAAGAAAGATTGAGGGCTAGTATCGAGTATGATAAGCGTAATGCCCCGGATTATTATGGATACAATGGAGATAGTTCTATCTATGACAATAACACATACGAGCCCTATAGAGGTCGTGTAACAACATACGGATCGTGATATGATAACAGTTCAATCAATTATAACTTTTGCCGGAATAGAGGTGGAGTATACTCTTCCCTCGGCCATGGGTTGGATAGCTTTTCGTGCTAGTGGGGGTAATATTCTTATGAAAAGTACCTCTGGAAGTGCGACAGACTATTGGACCATATTAGCCGATACCGGGGAAGTTATTCAGGATACGTCAATGGCGGGAGGTACTTTGTACTTTATTGCCGCCGCGGGCGTAATATTGGAAAGTAAATACAGTTCAAGGCTGCAATCCTAAATAGAAAGGCAAAAATATGAGAGGCGGACAAGGTAAACATAATTTCAAAGAGATGTATGGAGGCGCCCACTCCGGTATAGAAACCGGGGGAGAGGGTCTCAATACTCCCGTTGGATACATACACGCCTGGGGGACAAGTACTCAGCAGGCCGCTGCTGTAGGAACTACGGGATATGCCAAAGGTTGTTTGTTTCAAAACCTTACAACCGGATTGACATATTTTAACACGGGAACTTCTTCCTCTGCGAATTTTGCGCAGCTGAATAGTTCTTCGAGTTCGAGTAGCTCTAGCTCTAGCTCAAGCAGTACTTCCAGCTCAAGCAGTACTTCAAGCTCAAGTAGCTCTAGCTCAAGCAGTACTTCAAGCTCAAGTAGTTCAAGTGCAACCCCGGCTACATGATAAGTCGGTAGTAATATGTGGAATGTTTCGTCAAGACTTTGAGGGTCTTGACGAAAGTTCCATTAAAGCAGAAAGCGAGTTATGGGTGGTTAATGATTGGTATACATTTTTACCATTTGAATGTCCGGACAGGATATACAATATTCATCAGCCGCCTTTTACTCACCCAGATACAAAACATAGATTTATAGATTGGAAACGTAGATATAATCAAGCGGTGAAGTTAGGGTCAAGGGTAATGGTAACAGAAAAGATACCCGGCATCATAGGCCAACGATGGGTCAAAACGGACGCGCTGACAAACAAGTTTCCCACCGGATTCTTACAGTGCTCCATATCTACGATGATAGGAGAAGCCATATTAGAGGGCTTTTCTAAAATAAAATTATTAGGGGTAAGGTTACGAGACGATGAGTTTACATATCAAATATACGGAATACGTGGAATGTTAAATTTAGCCAAAGCGCAAGGGATAAAAGTTGATAATCTCAGAGATAGCGAATGGCAAAAAAATAATAGATGCGTTGTAGATTGGGGAGCTTCCAGAGCGATACTTCCCTATTGGATGCGCGAATGCCCCGTGCAGGAAGCGACGGTAGTCATTGCCTAAGAAAAAACAAAAAGAGATACAATTCCCTTTAGGGGGATTGAATAGAATATTGGCATACGAGAAGCAACCGCCCTATACTACTCCGGATTGTCAGAATGTTCTCCCTCGGGGTCTGTATGAAGATAGAGACAGAGGGGGCTCAAGACCCGGACTCGATAAGGCGTATTACACTCAGCTAGGATCCGGAGAGCCCATACGCATGTTATCCAGCGTAACGTACATTGCGAGCGACGGATTCGGAGAGACACTCGATACTTTTGACGGCACCGAGTTAGGAACCGCATGGGCGAAGATAGGGAGTTACACATTGCCCCCGGTACTTGCTTACGATGATTTAGTAGCCACAACAGGCGATACCTCCGGCAGGGCGGCCAGAACTGCCTTTACTTTTGATTCAACTCAGTCCTATACTGTAGAGGGATACCCGGTCCCATATAATGGCAGTCATTGGGGAAGATATGAGATTTACGGAATGATGGACTCCGTGTCCGCCAATCCTTTTACAAATGGTTTCGTAGCCGAATTGAATTTATCCGGCACTGCCGGATCGGCCACATGCACGTTGACTAAATACGCGGCCGGAGTCGCTACGGTAGTGGACACGGGAACAGGGACGGTAGCGGACTATGCGGCCGCGGGATGGTTTACCATAGTGGTTGACGGTACGACAGTGACGTGCTATTGGCTTGGGGAGAGCATAGCCAGCGGAACCGTCAGCGGATTGACCGGGACACGCATGGGCTTTGGCTTACGGGGAACTTCAGCCAGTAGCGTGTGCCTTATGAATGCTTTTAGGTCCAGACACTATTCTGAGACTGCAACACAAAGAAAAAATATTCTTCTTATGGCTAGTGCCAATGGCAAATTGTATAAGGAAAGTGATTTCGGAGTAATGGAGGAAGTATCCTCCAATTTGACTTTAGTCACAGACAGACCCATTATGGCGGAGGAACGAACACAAAAACTTTATATAGCGGATTGGGACGACACACGGGTAACGGGTACTGACGGAACTATTGGCGGGGTGGGTAACGACGAGTTAACCGCGACGGGGGTATCGGATTGGACAACATATGGAATTAGTACTTATGACGACGTAGCCGTTATTTATAACGGCCTGGGAGGGGTTGTAGACGGGACGTACCAGATAAGTTCGGTAGTAGCGGGCAAAGTTACTTTAGCCAGCGCTCCCGGCGCGGGGACGTGTGCGTATAGGTTGGATAGGGCGCCTAAAGTATACGATCCCTTAACCAATGCGTTAACTTTGTGGACCGCCAGCAGCGGCGACGGGCAGGTCCCTACCGGACAGCCCTTGATCGCTCGGTACAGGGATAGAATGGTTTTGGGAGGGGGATTTGACGCGCCCCAGCTATGGTATATGTCGAAGCAGGGAGACCCCTTGGATTGGGATTATTCACAGGAGTATAGCGACGCGGGGAGGGCAGTAGCCGGACAGAGTTCAGATGCAGGGGAATTGGGGGAGCCCATACTCTCGCTGGTAGCGTATTCGGACGATTATATGATATTTGGGTGTTCTAATACCCTTTGGATGTTGCAGGGGGACCCCGCCGCCGGGGGAAAAATAATCAATATGTCAAGAACGGTTGGCATACTGGACAGGAAGTCGTGGTGCCGAATACCGAGCGGAGAGATAATATTCTGTAGTAGGGATGGCATCTATACTATCAACTACGGGGCTACGGGCATATATCCCCAAAAGGTATCGCGGAGGATAATTCCGGCGGAACTCGTCAATATAGATACGAATACATTCAATGTTGAATTGGCGTATGACACTAAGTTGAACGCAGTCCACGTATATTTAGGCTCAGAGACAAGTTTGATTAAGTGGCATTTTCTCATGGATACCGACCAGAAGAGTTTCTGGCCGTTAAGTATCGCTGCGGCCTCCGAGCCCTCCGCATTGTACGAGTATTACTCGCAGGATGGGCACGATACAGCGGTATTACTTGGCTCTGAGGATGGATATATACGAAAATATGATGATAGATTTTATACGGACGGGGGAACGGCCATTTCCTCTTATGTCCAGTTAGGGCCTGTACGCATTGGAGACGGATACACTCGCGGGGTGCTGACTGATTTTATTCCCGTAATAGGTGAACGAAGCGGGGATGTTACGTATAATCTGTATAGTGGAGAGTCCGCGGAAGAAGCGTATTCGGCATCTTCTTTTGCCACTGGAACGATAGTAGCGGGGGTCAATCCGCACATAAGGCCCAGAGTCCGGGGCACGGCACTTCTCATAAAATTGTCAAATAGTTCAAATGTTCCTTGGACATACGAGCGTATAACTGCTATATTACAGTCAGCGGGAACACAAAGGATATGAAATGGCGAATAGGAGATTCAAGGAACTCCACATTACTGGAGACGATCCTAATAAAATACGTTGGAACTTTGAGACATTAAGTAGTGTAGTAGCGTATTTAAACTCTCTGCCTTTTTCGTCAAGTAGTTCTTCCAGTTCTTCCAGTAGTAGTTCCAGCAGTACTTCAAGTTCCAGTAGTTCAAGTTCTAGCAGTAATTCAAGTTCCAGTAGTACTTCCAGTTCCAGCAGTTCGACTAGCTCCAGTTCAAGCAGTACTTCGAGTAGCTCTAGCTCGACTAGTTCAAGTAGTTCAAGTAGTAGTGGCGGTGGAAATGACGCATACGCAAAACTCCTTTTGCATTGTGACGGGGTAGATGAGTCCACAACTTTTACCGACGATAGTACTTCTTCACACACGGTTACGCCAAATGCCGATGCCCAAATTGATACGGCACAATCTAAATTCGGGGGTGCGTCAGGTTTGTTTGACGGCACAGGCGATTATTTAAGCATTCCGGCATCAGAAGATTGGAACTTTGGTTCTGGAATAGCTTTCACGATTGATTTTTGGGCCAGATTAGCAGCCATAAATAAACAGCAAACATTTATAAATAGTTGGACGAATTACAATGATACCGATAACTGGACACTGGATATAGACGCTTCTAACCATCTTTTTTGCTTTCCACAAGGGTATCAATCGGGAGCGGGGCCAATGCCAACAGGTAGCACGGCTTTGTCAGCAGATACATGGTACCACATAGCCTATGTCTATAGCGGAACAGTCCTTAAAACTTATATTAACGGGATTTTTGAGTTCACATGGACAGGAACACATGGCTACAATAACGACCAGCCTATTGTAATGGGCATAAATAGCGATGGTTATACCGCCGCTCCACTTGACGGACATATTGACGAATTAAGAATATCAAAAGGTATCGCCCGCTGGACAAGCAATTTTACACCACCTACCTCGGAGTACAGCAGTACTTCGAGTTCCAGCAGTACTTCGAGTTCCAGCAGTTCGACTAGCTCCAGTAGTACTTCCAGTTCCAGCAGTAGCGGCGGCGGAAACGACGCATACGCGAAACTTCTTCTGCATTGCGACGGAGTGGATGGGGCCACGGCTTTTACAGATGATAGCGCATCTTCGCACACAATTACAGCAAATGGCGATGCCCAAATAGATACTGCGCAAAAGAAATTCGGAACTGCATCCGGATTATTTGACGGCAATGGCGATGATTTCTTATCTACGCCATATTCAACAGATTTTGTTTTAGCGGCAGTGGATTT